ACAAGGGCCTATGAAGACGCCTCCGAAGTTGGTATTGCTAGCCCAGATGTTCTATGCGTTTACGAAAGATATTCCACAGCCATGCCGGCTGCTTTTGCCGCCGGTGTTTTGGACAGTGGTCAAGGCATTATTACCGAAAATCTATGGTACGGCCCAAGCGACTTGCACCCTGAAGGTTACACAGTAGTCAGTGACTTGCTTATTGGTGTCGCTGCAGACTTTTGGGATACCGAGGAAAACAATACCATTGAATTGGATGTTGTATTAATCGCTGAGCCTATCAAGGTTACAACAGAGCGTCTTAATGAAATATTGTCCCAACAGCAAGACCTTTGAGGTGTTCTAGTTGGCTAAAGGTAAAATTGCTAAGGAAGGGCTCAAGAAATTAAGCAAAACAAGGTTTGCTAAAGGGGCGGGAATTGCAGGTGGCGCAAGAGCAGCGGAAGAAGTTGTTTCAAATCCCTATGCTCAAGCCGCTTTGGGAGCGGCCGAAGGTGCGGCTCTTGGCTCGGCTCTTGGCCCTCTGGGTGCTGCTGGAGGTGCTGTCGCGGGCGGGCTTCTCGGATTCGTGCTTGCAGATGGTGAAAGAATTGTTCCTTGTGATATGATAGCAATTCCAGCCTATCAATATGCTAGTGTACTTCAAGGCAGAGAGCCAACATTTCAGGTATTTATCAAAGAAGGTGAAGTTATTCAACCAGTGATTCCAACTGATTATGAGATTGCTGGCGCTGTTGTCTTGGCAGAAGAAATGTCTGTAACAAAACCTAAGCGTAAGAAATCGGCTTGGCAACGTTACATGGGACAAAAGAAAAATCAAATTAAATTCAAGAGCGGAAAGCGTAAGGGTCAACTAGATTTGAAACGAATGGGAGCCGCGTTTAGAAAGGGGAGGAAGAAATAATGCCAACACATGATTTATTGCATTCAGTTAACGGGGTTTCTAAAATAGACGCCAACGGTTTTGTCTACATTACAGAGCGCATTGAAGTCCCCGATTTACAGCGCAACGAGGTTATTCAAGTAGATGTTTTCAACGACAACGTTCTTGCACAATTACCTCCAACGGAAGAATTCGAAACGGCGGAGCCTAGTTGTTATCAATTGTATCTTTCACCTTATCCGGTTCAGCGAACCGATGAGGGGATTCAGTTTGAACCCGGCTTTGCCTTTTCTGATGTCGGGCCGTTGGCAAGTGATGCGAGTATAATCTACAAAGAAGCACAAGTAACATCGCTCGGTTCAATATTGAGTCCGGGTGCGGGTAATTACAATATCTACAAAACGCAATTCCCTAACGACTCTATTTCAAGTGTTTATTCTAATACGTTCTACAGTCCTCATTTATACATTACACTGATTTATTGGGGCAAGCCAGATGCTAACTTCAAGTATTCATTTTCGGTTTACGCTAAAATCAAGACTGTAAAGGCTAATCGTGTTGAATGTACCATGGGCAAATATCAAGAATTTTTAGATGCACAAGTCAAGCGACTTAGTAAAACGGGCATCATGACCCCTACCGCGCTAATTGCTGGGAATACATTCCCGTCTTGGAAATTCGGCGGCATTCGACCTGAATTGATGATAAGCGGCTCTACCGCGCTTCGATACTTCAACCGTGTAGCATCTAATGCTAATCAAGATATGATATCTCGCGGTTCGTTCCAAACAGCATACAAGGATTCGACAAAAATGACAGGATTCGATAGCGCGTTCGGTGACCCGACAATTCCGCTACCGGATTGGATACAGATTATGGATGTCGCCGGTATAACATCTGGAGCGATTAGGCCGTTTCCGCCACCGCTCAAGTTTGCCGATAATGGAAACACTCTAATGTTTTAGAAGAATTCTTAGCGCGCTTTATTCCACGCTATACTTTCTAAAGACTTCAGTATATCGCCCATGATGGCAATTAACTCGTCTGCTTGGTCTTCACTCATTCCAACTCACTCCTTGGGACTCTCATGATTATCCAATCCAAACCTTCTCCACATACATGAAACAAATCTCTGGCTGTATAATGACCTGCCTCATTGACATTATGAGTATAACCTGCTCTACAGGGTTTCCAATATATTTTGGTGCAACTCTTCCACCAATCAGATGTATATTCAAACAAATTGCTATCAGCAAACTTAGAACGCTTTAAACATATGATTCTATAAAAGTCACTCATTCCTCTGCCACCAACTTTAATTTTAAGGTCATGCGACTTTGAACACATTCGTTATTCATGCACCAATAAGTCCACTTTTGCATTGATGATTGCAACAATTTGCTACCGCAACCGCAAGTTATTTCAATTTTATAATTCATTCTTCATCACTCCTGCCGTACTTGGCTTCAAGGACTTGAGCGTTCCAAAGTTGTATCGCCGCTGATACTCGGTTAGACCTAACTCCTTTTGCCCAGTGTCGGTATATTTCGTATGCGTTGTCGCTCATGCTGATAGTTACTGTTGGCATTATTGGTTCATCTCCTTTCTTTTTTGTGTTTTCATTGTCTCAAGTAAAGAACACCAGCAATAAATATCTTCAAGTGTCATTACTTCAAACTGCGCTATCATTCTTTTGTGACTTATTTTCGGGGGTAGTCGGGTTTTTTCCGCCATGTTTGACCGTAGCGACGACTGATATATAACTATTATTATTATTTTTTAAGCACTTAGAAGGGGGGCCCCCCCCCCAAAAAACGATGTACTACTACTAGATAGTAGTAAACTAGCCCCTAGCCGATAGCAATTAGACAGAGGCCTTGCCTATACCCCCGTGGGGATTGGCATATATGGGGCTTTAGGTGCAAAGCACTTCGGGGCGACTCCGTCGCGAAGATTTAATCCGGGTTCGGGGGGTTTATAGGCCTCCTTTGCACACAGGGAACTATGGCAAAGAATAGCGGGGATATAATCCTTAGAGACAGAATGCAATTTGATTTAGATGGAAATGGTTCTAGAACTACCCTTTATGGTAGATTCGACCTTTCACAATTTACTGACCCAGTAAGTCGTATGGGACTTGCTATTAAGCAAGTTTACTTTCAATTCCGTAACTCTACAAGTGTCCTTTTACCTAACACTGGGGGTTATTCTCCAGTCGGTAAGCCTATCAGTGGGTCTGAAACGGATGTGCTTAATTCATGCCTAAAGGTTTGGGCTACTACAAGGGCCTATGAAGACGCCTCCGAAGTTGGTATTGCTAGCCCAGATGTTCTATGCGTTTACGAAAGATATTCCACAGCCATGCCGGCTGCTTTTGCCGCCGGTGTTTTGGACAGTGGTCAA